TCCAGATATTCCTATTTACTTTATACCTGGTAACCATGAGAACAGGTTTGAAAGATATCTTAGAATAAAAGCATCTGAGTTACTTGACATGGATGAATTTAGACTAGATGTAATCTTACATGTTGCAGAGTACAAAATAGAATACCTCCCATTTAGAACCAAAGTAATCTTTGGAGACTTCCTTATAGAACATGGTGATAAGATTCCTGGAGCAGGTGGTGTAGTACCAGCTAGAACTGCTTTAATGAGACTTAAAACCAATTGTATTATTAATCACTTTCACAAAAGTTCTCAAAGCTCACAAAGAGTTTATGGAACTGGTGAGTCTACAACTATCCGTGCTTATAGCCTTGGGTGTCTGTGTGAATTAGCACCAGACTACATGGAAATAAATGAATGGAACCATGGCTTTGCTATTCTAACAAAAATTGATAATTTAGTGTCCGTAAATAATTACAAAATAGAAGGCAACACAATTATCTAATGTTTCTACCAATAGTACTAAAAGACAAAGACGGAGAGTATATTGAGCATCTTAATATAACACACATTACTAGAACTTCATTTGTTAATGTAATGAATCCTGATGCAGGTACTAGAATCCATTTAAGAACAGGAGAGGTTCTAACAACTCCCGTCCCTATGGATATAGTCCAAACTGAGATAGATGATTGTTATAAATCTGCTGCTGCTATGATCATGTTTAACATACTTGCAGAGAAAGCCCAGCTTAAGAAATTTACAGGGGATGTTGACCTAGATAACCCTGGGCAACGGCAACCTCTTTCAGATGAAGAATAGAATCTTTTGTTATCTTATCTCCATTTATCCAATCAAAGTTGTATACACACCAGCCATCCTGACTCTCATCATTACCAGATGATATTAGGCTGAGTCCTGGTAATAAGTCTAACACATAGTAATAATAGTCATAACCATTTTGGCTCTCACTATCTAAGACTTCTACTCTATCAAAGCCTAAGTTAATTAATTCTTGTTCTGTCATTTTTCTGCCATTGTTTGTAAAAACACAGTATGATTCAATACATCAAATGCATATGTGTACTCTAGTTCAGCATATGCTTTGTTTTCTTTTGAATATATTCCATGTTCTTTAATTCTTAAATTCCTAAGATTCTCTATAGTTAATGTAACCATAGTAAGATTATCTTTATCCTCTGACTTCATCATTTCCACTACATTTTGTACTTCTGTTGTTGTAATATAATTATACTTCTTTAACAACATTAACTCAGCCATATATACAAAAGGCCGGAACTCATCTTTCTTAGTTCCCTTATGATACATATACCATAGATAGTTTAGATTACCATCTACACCATCTGTTATATTATAATGTTCTTCAGCAATTGCTGCAACCAGTTTTTTAATTTCTTGTGTTTCCATTTTAAAATATATATCTAATAGTGTTCCAGGGAATAATGGCATCATGCAACTCTGTAAATTGTTTAATGTAATGTGATTTACATCCCTGTGCATACCTAATGTTCTTTCCTCCATACTGGGATTCTTTGGATTCCTGTATGCTGGGTGTCCAAAGTAACTCTTCACCCATGATCTTATTCTTTTCATTATACTCATGTTTATCTTTGTTATGTGTAAGAAATATTACTTCAGCTTTACAACCGTCAAATGCAAGATTTTCTGGTATACTATTCTTTGTATGTGCATGCCAGTTTATCCTCTCAAAGAGTTCTTTGTAATCATCTAACCACCCATCATATACAACTACAGGACTAAAGTTTAAATGTACTTCATAATTTATCATACGAAATAATGTTACTGCACTTAATCTTTCTTCTATTGTACTTGTGTTAGGTTCTAATATTTGCCTAATCTTTTCAGGCATAAGACTAAATCTGATTCTAATCTTATATTCTGGATTAAACTGTAGCAAATCTTTATTTACATACTTAGTAGCAAATGAACCCATAGCAAGTGGATGATCTCTAAAGAATGCAAAGATTGTTTTCCAGTCATGATATTTAGCATGTAAAGCAAAGTCTTCATTACAAGAGATATCATAAGTAATATAATCCGGATGTGTTTGATTGGGCTTTTCTACATCAGCAAACCAAACATGTGAATTAATCTCTGTCAGGATATCCATAGTATTAGTTGCTACAGACAGTCCTTCTGGCTTATGTCTTTTCATGTAGCAATAACTACAGTTATACAAACAGCCAAAACCAAAAGAAGGACTGATAAAATCAGTTGACCGTCCTGATGGTCTTATAACCATGCTTTTTCTAGTTACTCTATCTACTAGACTCATTTTTTTCTTTTAGTTATTTATATTTCCACTTATAACCATAAGCAGCATTTCTTTTTCCTTTACAGCAAGAAGATATATGACCAGCTTTCAAATTTTTACCAAGATAAATTAATGCTTCTTTTATACTAGAAAAATCTCTTATATACTCATCATTTAAAGTATATTGCTCAACAGGTAAAATAATAGCATCAATAGTTTTTTGTATAACTTCTTTAGTCTTCTTTCTTCCTATTGAAGCCTCTCTTATCTTTTTAATTGATTCTTCAGTATGTTTAAATCCCCTTCTAGCATCAGCTTGTTTCTGAATTGTTTCTTTAGAAAAATAATATCCCCTTTTCTGAGCATTATCTTTTCTTACTTGTCTAGATTTTTCTATGATCTCTTTTGGCATTTTTCCAATTGAACCAATTCCAGTAAGAGCTAAATTATATCCATAACGTCTATTACTAGACTTATGCAACTTAACATAATAGTCTTCTCTATCTATACATAGTTCAATTAAACACTCTTCTAATAAAACAAAAGAAAAGTTATCCCCTCCATGCTTGTTCCAAGCATTTTGAAGATAACTATTCTCATGTTTATTTCCATTAAGTCTGTACTTATGTAAGGAAAACCTTTTCTTTACATCAGATGAGTATCCAATATATACCTTATTGTCTACTTTGCACTGTATTTTATAAATTCCAACCATACTACAAATATAGTTAAAATTTCTTTTATGAAATCAGTGCTCCTTCCACTTGGTCTTATTTTAAATGTTTTCCGCGTGACTTTTTCTATCACCTTCTTTTAAAGTTGATATAAGCACTTGCGTTCTTGTTAGAATCAAATAGTTTTACATTCCCAGCTTGGTCTCTAACAAATGTCCATTTAGTAAAGAAGAATAAGAACTTGCCCTTTTCTTGCACTGCAAACTTAGTTCCGGTATGCTCATTCTCTTTTACAATTAATACTCTGTGTCCCTTCCTTTCCTCTCCTTTTCTTAAAATAATCATATGTATTGGTTTATTTAGTTACTTCTCTAGATTTATGTTGTGATCACTCAGTATCTCATAAAACTTATCTCTAATTCTCTCAACCATCTTCCACTCTTCCTCACTAAGTTCTTCATACTTCCATAGTTTTCTAAGATCTTGAGAGATATCCCATAGAGCTGCATACATAGCATCAGCCCGGATGGCGTTCTCCCATTCGTACTTGTCCTCGGGTAGGTCAAAGCTTAGTTTTGCTTTCATAGGTTTCTTTGTAGTATTGTTCTGCATCATTTTTAGATGTTAAAGAAATGCTCCCTTGAATATAAGCATCCATTATCTGCTCTTTCTCCATTTCTTTGGCTTGTTCAATTAATTCATCATTAAATTCTTTACCATTTCTTAATTCATTTACTAACCATTCTACTGCTGTTTTCATTGTTCTTGTTGTTTAAAGGTTTTTATTTTAATGTTACTAGTAAATCAAACAAGTACCATAATGCTATAATATGTGTACTAGCAAATATGATATTATACATTGTTACTTTGTCTTTGTCTGTTAATGGTAAAATAGTCCTCAATGTAGCAAGGCTAAATATAATTAATGTATATAGTTTCATTGTTCTTGTTGTTTAGTTAGTCCATCCTTCCACCCTCTCATATATTCCGAATGGTTTTGCTCTTTCTCCATTTCTTTGGCTTGTTCAAATACTTCTTCTTTATGCCATATAAACATATCTTGCCATTCTTTTGATTTGACTTGTTGAGTTAACCATTCTACTGCTGTTTGTTTCATATTCC